TTTTTAAATTACGATGCTGTTTCAGATGAAAGGTGGCATAGCCCATTTGATGACGAAGATAGACAAGCACGAGTTCGCAAAGACGCAGAAAGAATAGCAGATATAACATTGGATTATTATAAATTACAATTAAATTAAAATGGAAAAAAGAGAAAACAGCGGAGCGTTATTTACTAACGACAAGCGAGAAAAGGAAACGCATCCGCATTACAACGGGAAAGCTACGATTAACGGAGTAGAATATTATGTTAGCAGTTGGGTTAAGGAAGGTAAAAACGGAAAATTTCAAAGTCTAAGTTTTAAACCCGTTCAGGAACAAGCAAAGCCAACAGGAAGACCGCAATACGGAAAAGATTTTGATGATTTTTTAGGTAACTTATGAGAGAGCAAGCAAAGGTTTTAAGCGAAGCGAATGAAGTAACACGGGCAATGGTTAAACACTACCTACAAAAACACAAAATCAGCTTAAATGCTTTTTCAAAAGAAGTAGGGGTAAGACAACCTAATCTTCATAAGTTTTTAAACGGAAGTAACCTATCGAGTAAGTCAATAGAACGACTCGGGGAGTTCTTCAGTAAGTAAATTTTAAGGCGGAACGTAAAAAATTCCGCTTTTTTTTATTCTTTTTGTTGTTATATTAAAAAATATAATTATATTTGTTCAACAATTAAAACTATTTATTATGAAAAATTTATTTATGAATTGCCCTGAATGTGATGGAGATGGTTATGTAACAATCGATTTAAACGATACGCACATTCCTTACGAACAAAATCCTGTTGACTTTACTTGTATGTCGTGCGATGGTAAAGGAGTAGCGTTAGATAAAGACGAAGTAGAAGACCGTATGGGAATAATAGAAGATATGATACAAGGGATGCAAACACGAATGCGATTACATTCAGATATGATAATGACTTGTAAGAAAGGTTTGTTACACGAATTGAGCGAAAAATACGTTTATAGATTAGACACTTGTTCACGTGGGTTGGGTCGTTTGTTGAACTATAAAAGAAAATTGCATAAATTAGCAGAGTGAAACTAAAAAGAACTAATGAAATTGCCTTTGGTATCTCTTATAAAAAAAGCGGTACTTTAGGCATTTTTTGTTTATACTGGGTTATAGAGATTTATTTATGAACTGGATTGAACAAGTCGCAAAGCACCATAAAGAATACATTAAGACGATTAAAAGTTTTGGTGAGGAGTTTTACGCTGAGGACTTAGTTCAAGAAATGTATATTCGTTTTATCAATAAGAATAAAGAAAAAGCGGTTATTGTAAACGGGCAGGTAAATAGGTATTATGTTTATTTAACTTTGCGTTCATTGTTTGTAGATTTTCACAGGCAAAAGAGCAGAATAATTAAGGTTGGTTTAGACAATATATTAACTTTGGAACAGATAGACGAATTAGAAGAACACGAAGGCTTTTCAAGATTACTAAAAAAAGTAGATAGCGAAGTAAAGACGTGGGAATGGTACGACCAAATGTTATTTAACTTATATAAAGACTCAGATAAATCAATGCGAGAAATATCCAACGGAACTAATATAAGTTTACGGAGTATATTTTGCACGTTAAAGAATTGCAAGGAGCGAATTAAAGATAACGTTCACGAAGATTACTTAGATTATGTGAATGAAGATTATGAATTAATAAAATAAAAAGATGACAAGAAAAAGACGAACAAAAGCTGAAATATTAGCAGCTAAAAGCGAAGGATTAGGAGATACCGTTGAAAAGGTACTTGAAGTAACTGGAGTAGCAAAAGTTGCTAAATGGTTATTAGGTGAGGACTGCGGATGCGATGAACGTAAGGCAGCCTTAAATAAATTATTCCGTTATAAAACACCTTTGTGTTTAACCGAACAAGAACACGAATGGTTAAAAGAATGGTTTGGTAAAAATACGTACGTAGTAAGACCCATTGAACAAAAGATGCTGTTTGATATTCATTCAAGAATCTTTCAGGTAAGAAACGAACTTACAAGCTGTTCAAGTTGCGTTATTCAACGTATAGACGATTTAAGAAAAGTATTTAACGAATATAAAGACGAATCAAATTAAGTGAGCCTAACATTAAGCAGCGATTATTACATAGTTTTTATGAACCCGTCAAAGCATAAACAAGAATGGAATGCGTTACGCTTGATAATGAAAGTTGCTGAAATAAACTATTGCCTGTTTATAGACTACCGATTATATTCTTTAGAAATTCACGCAGTAGAAAAAGACGAATTTGAAATATATAAATACAACCCTAATTAAATGAAATTAGTTAAGATAAATGAGGTTAAACCTAACCCAAAGAACCCAAGAATAATAAAAGACGGAAAATTTCAAAAGTTAGTTAAGTCTATTCAAGAATTTCCTGATATGCTAAATAAACGCCCCTTAGTGGTTTTTACTGACGTAGATAATAAATACGTTGTCTTGGGTGGTAATATGCGCTTAAAAGCATGTAAAGAAATAGGATTAAAAGAAATACCGATTATAGTAGCTGACGAATGGACGGAGGAACAGAAAAACGAATTCTTAATAAAAGATAATGTAGGTTTTGGAGAATGGGATTGGGATCAGTTAGCAAATGAATGGGATACTGAAAAGTTAGACGATTGGGGATTAGATTTGCCAGTTGATTTAAGCGTCAAAGAAGAACTTGAAGCTGAAGAAGATGACTTTGATGTTCCTGAAGGTGGTATTGAAACGGATATTGTTTTAGGCGATTTATTCGAAATAGGCGAACATCGTTTACTTTGTGGGGATAGTACTCAAACGGATACATTTGAAAAGTTAATGCAAGGAGAGTTAGCTGATATGGTTGTGACAGATCCGCCTTACAATGTAGCGTATGAAGGTGGTACAAAAGAAAAATTAACGATTGAAAATGATTCAATGAGTAATGATGACTTTTATAAGTTTCTTTATGATTTTTACACAGCACTTTCAACAGCAGTAAAAAAAGGAGGTGCAATATATGTTTGGCACGCTTCTTCTGAAATAATAAACTTTGCTAAGGCATTTGTTGATTCAGGATGGTTATTAAAACAGCAGTTGATTTGGGTTAAGAGTTCAATGGTAATGGGAAGACAAGATTACCAATGGAAACACGAACCTTGCTTATATGGATGGTTAAAAGGAGATAGCCATAAATGGTATTCAGATAGAAAACAAACAACAGTTATTGAATGGGATAAACCAATGCGTAATGGAGAACATCCGACAATGAAGCCAATAGGTTTATTTTCTTATCAAATAGAAAACTCTTCTAAAAAAGGAGATATTGTAATAGATGCTTTTGGAGGTAGTGGAACAACAATGGTAGCTTGTGAACAACTTAAACGCAAAGCAAGAGTTATTGAATACGACCCTAAATACTGCCAAGTAATAATTGACCGAATGAAAAAACTTGATCCGAGTTTAGTTATTAAGAAGAACGGAGTTGAATTAAAATAACGAGAAAAAAACGAGATTATGGCAAAAGAAGATAATCTAAAAAAGTTTACTTCTGAATATCAACCAGAAAAAAACGGACGACCTAAAGGAGCAAAGAACAGAAGCACAATAGCAAAGTACTGGCTGGAGGTTAATCAAAAGCTAAAGAACCCTTTAACGGGTGCTGAAGAAACAATGTCACAAGAAGATTTAATGACTTTAGCGCTAATTAAAAAAGCACGTGAAGGCGATGTAGCAGCATATAAGGCTTTAATGGATAGCGGTTACGGTGCGCCATTACAACAAATAGAACAAACAATATTAGAACAACCTTTATTTCCTGATGTTTCAGCGAACGACAGCAACGAATAAGGTACTTGCTTTAAAAAGGCGAATTAAAATAATACAAGGCGGTACAAGTGCGTCCAAAACGTATTCTATTTTAGCGGTATTAATAAACAAAGCAATACAACAACCTAACTTAGAAATAAGCGTAGTAGCTGAAAGTATTCCACACTTGCGAAGGGGTGCATTAAAAGACTTTCTTAAAATACTTAAATGGACTAATCGCTTTAACGATGAGCAGTTCAATAAATCTTTATTAACCTATAACTTTAAAAATGGAAGCGTTTTTGAATTTTTTAGTGCGGATGATAGTAGTAAGTTACGTGGTGCTCGCCGTGATATTTTATATATTAACGAGTGCAATAATGTTACCTTTGAATCTTATAATGAACTTTCTATACGGACTAAAAAAGAAGTATTTTTAGATTTCAATCCTGCAAATGAATTTTGGGTGCATACCGAACTAAAAGACGAACCCGATGCAGACTTTATAATACTTACTTACAAAGACAATGAAGCATTAGACAACTCAATAGTTGAGCAAATAGAAAAGAACCGCTTAAAAGCAGAAACAAGCGCATATTGGGGTAACTGGTGGCGTGTTTATGGGTTAGGTGAAATAGGAATGTTAGAAGGTGTTATATTCAGTAACTGGAAGCAAATAGATACAATACCAAAAGAAGCAAAGTTAATCGGGATAGGTTTAGACTTTGGTTATACAAACGACCCGACTGCAGCAGTTGAAATTTACAATTATAACGGAACACGAATCCTCAATGAACTTGTTTATCGTACAGGAATGTTAAACTCAGACATAGCTAAAACACTTCCTAATAATTGTCCGATATATGCGGATAGTTCCGAACCTAAATCAATAGACGACATAAGACGCTACGGAAAGACGATTAAAGGAGTTACAAAGGGTAAGGACTCAATTAACTACGGTATTGATGTTATGCAAAGCCAAGAATATTTAGTAACGTCAAACAGCGTTAATTTAATCAAAGAACTTCGGGCTTATTGCTGGGACGTAGATAAACAAGGCACACGATTAAACAAACCTATTGACACAAATAACCACGCTATTGATGCTTTACGTTATCACGAAATGGAAACTTTAGGTTTAAAACGCAATTACGGCACATATAATATACGTTAATGACAGACAACACAGCGGTGATGACCCAAGAAGTTGAGAACTATGTGTATATTAGAACGGGTAAGCGTGTAAAGATAGTTTTTAACGACTCAATGAATTTAAGAAAGCATTTAATATTACTTGGCGAAGCGTATGCGGTTGCTGTGTACTACAATAAACAAAATAAAACGTTTAAATAATATGAAGTTAGAATTAATCGTACCAACTAAGTTAAGTGAGATTCCTTTAAAGCATTACCAAAAGTTTTTAGGTATTGCCAAAAACACGAATGATGAGGTTTTTTTAGCTGAGAAAATGATACAATGTTTTTGCGGTATCGAACTAAAAGAAGTAGTTAAAATTCAGTTTAAGGAAATAGAAGCATTAAGTCATCATTTTGCAGCGATGTTTAAACAAAAGCCTGAATTTAAAAATAGGTTTAAGATTGCAGGAGTTGAGTTTGGGTTTATTCCTAACTTAGAAAATATGAGTTGGGGAGAATATATAGACTTAGAAGCGAATATAAGCGATATAAACAACTTTCATAAAGCAATGGCTGTTATGTATCGTCCTATCGTAGAAAAACACGGGGATAAGTATAAAATTGAACCTTACGAAAGTTCTGCTAACTATTCCGAAATAATGGAAAACGTTAGTTTAGATATAGCATTAGGAGCAAAGGTTTTTTTTTACAATTTAGAGAACGAGTTGTTAGGGGCTACCCTGTCTTATTTGGAGACGGAGATACTGAAGGAGAAGGAGATAGCAACGACTTTAGCGAAAGAACTCAATTTAGTAAACAATGGGGCTGGTATCAAAGCATATATGCAGCAGCTAAAGGAGACGTCACAAAGTTTGAAGAAGTTACCCGACTTCGACTTACAACAGCACTTACCTTCCTTACTTTCGAAAAGCAGAAAATCGAAATTGAACAACGTGAATTAAATAGACAATTTAAAAAAGGAATATGAGTTATTACGGAATATTAAACATAATTAAATCTGAGTTAGAAGATACGGAGTTAGTGAACACGGTAACGCAAGGCGATATATTTAGAATCGACTTAGCTAAACAAACTATATTTCCTTTGGCTCATATTATTGTAAATAATGCAACGTTTGAAAGTAATGTTATTCGTTATAATATTTCTATTATTGCTATGGATGTAGTGGATATATCAAAAGACGAAACAACGGATATTTTTGTAGGTAACGACAACGAGCAGGATGTATTGAACACTCAGATAACAATGTTAAATCGTGTTTACGATAGATTAACTCGTGGCGATTACTTTTTGAATTTAGGAATCATTGACGGCAACCCAACTTGTGAACCATTTATAGAAAGGTTTGAAAATAACTTAGCAGGTTGGACGATGACATTTGATTATTTGATAGGCAACGAAATGACTGTTTGCGATGGATAACAGACAAGAAACTTTAGACCGATTTATTAAACACGTTGTTAGTCAAGCTAAAAAGAATTTAACGACTACAAATAAAAACGCATCCAAGAAATTATACAATTCAATTAAAGGCGAAGCAAAAGCCTTTCCGAACTCAATAGGTATTTATTTCGATATGGAAGAATACGGGTTCTTTCAAGATAAAGGGGTTTCAGGAGTTAAGAAAAAATACGATACTCCATTTAGTTATAAATCTAAAATGCCACCACCAAAAGCATTCGATAAATGGACTATTCGCAGGGGAATTGCACCGAGGGGAGCAGGTGGTAAATTCCAAAGCCGTAAAGGTTTAAATTTTGCTATTGCCCGTTCAATATTTGAGAAAGGAATTAAACCGAGTTTATTTTTTACTAAACCATTTGAAGCAGCTTTTAAAAACCTACCTGACGACTTAATAGAAAGCTACGGGTTTGAAGTTGAAGATTTATTTAATGACATAATGAACCAAACATTTAGAAAATGATATTTGCACGAAGCCCATATATTGTAACGATTGATGAACTTGCTCAAGAAAGCACCCGATTAGAATTGTTTTTATGGAACGGAACGGGAGCAGCACCTGCAGCACCTACTTATTCACTTAGTAAAAAAATTCCAAGTTCAAACCATACAGAAACGTTTTATAACATTGCTCCTTTTATTCGTGAGTTTTTCGACTTTTCGCAGTCAAGCCCCGTTGTTGCAGGTAGTGATGACTTAACAAATGATTACGCTTATTGTAATGTAGAATGGAAAACTTATTACACTTTGGGGGGTGTTGAAAGTTTAATAGACACTTTTACTGATAAAGCATTTGACGGGTT